GTATGAAGTAAAATGTAAAAAATATGGTAAAGAGGCTTATGAAGCTTATTGCTTGGCTAAGAAACAGGAAAAAATTCAAAAACCCTAAAAAAATAAATTTATCTAATATTGTAAATTATGTTGAAGCAGAAGTAAGACATTGGAAATCTACTTCTAAATTTTTAGATAATCCTCGGCATATAGACGAACAATCAATATGGAGATTATCACAAATAAAAGAAAAAAGTCCAGAATGTTTACAAGAATTAAGATGTAAAAATTGTGGATGCGAAATACATGAAAAATCATTTGAAAGTCAGGGTTGCGAAGAAGGTTGTTATCCTAAAATGATGAATGAAGAAACTTGGAATCAATTTAAAAAAGAAAATAATATACAAATATCATAATATGATTACATTTGATAATTTAGAGTTTGATTTAGGTGATGTTAAGCATGGTCAAACTAAAACTGTAAATGTTAATATAACTAACAATGGATCTACACCAGTAAGCCTATTACCTTCTAATGCAAGTTGTTCTTGCACAACAGGACATGTAGACTACAGTACTATGCAACCAAATTCAAAAGCAGTATTTAAAATAAGTTTTAATTCAAATAAGGTTAGTAAAGGTAGAATAGCTAAATCAATAAATTTAAGTTATACAATAGATAGGCAATCATTTTCTCAAATATTTAGAATTAAGGCAAATGTTATATAAACTATTTAGTGCTACACATAGATGTATGCCCTGTAGAATGCTTGTTCATATGCTTAATACAGATTTTCCATCTTGGAAAGAATACATAGAGTATATAGATGTTGATAACATGACAGAAGAACAAAAAGAGATATTACTCAGATTAAAAATACTTAGAATACCAACATTAACTAACGAAAAAGAAATAATTAAAATTAATAGTAATCCCAGTTTAGCTGTGACTCAAATAAAAAAATTATGTCTTATAAAGGAATAAAAGAATTTATATCTGAATTTAAAGAACCTTTTGACTATAAGAAAAAAGCTAAAGACAGATTAAGAGATAATGGCGAAAGAGCTACAAAACAAGCTATAGAAGAAGAGATAGTAATTTTAAAAAAAGAATATGATGATGCTGCAAAAAGAGGAACAGCTCTTCATAAAAAGATACAAGATAAAAAAACCAAAACCAAAGAGTGTGTAGTAGAAGGTTGGGAAGATTCATCTAAAGTGAGTCTAGATCCTGACCTTTCTACTAACATATTAAAAAACAATACTACATACATAGAGAAAAAAATAATATCTGATAAATATAAATTAGTTGGATATGCAGATGAAGTAAATGTAGTAAAAAATTTTATAAACATTGAAGATACCAAAACTCAAAAAAGAATATATAGATCGTCAGCTATTCGACTTAAAAATGGCTTTCTATTACCTCCAACATATTTTTATCCGCCCATAGATAAACTACAGGCTTGTAATTATAATGATGCAGCTTTACAAATGTCTTTATATTTATATTTACTTTGGGTACATAATAAAAAGTTAAAACCAGGCAAATTACATATAAGACATATAATAACAAATGATAAAGACGATATATTAAGTGAGGAGTTAGTAGAAGTTCCTTACCTTATAGATGAAGTCAAAAAGATTTTAAAACATAGATTAAAAAATGGCATTAGTTAAACTTTTTGATATAAAAAATGGTAAGGCGCATATTACTGAACATTGTTATAGTATAACTTATTTAAAGGATATTATTACTCTATATGGTGAATCAACAGCAATAAAGATATTTACTGTTTTTCAGTATATGGCTGATTTAAATCCAGATACTAATCCATATGCTAATATATCTGAAGATGAAAAACTTGAAACTATTGTTAGAACTACTTGTCCAGATTTACCTTTAGATATTGATTGGGAAGATGATTTGCTTCAAGAAGGAATAGAGCTTACAAGAAAACAATTTGAAACAGGAACTTACAGAGCTTATTTGGCTATTAAAAGTTTAAGAGATAGATTGACTAAAACAATAGAAACTGCTGAAACATCTGTATCTAGAGATGATGGGAATATGGGTGAGTTAAGTAAAGCACTAACTATGTTTGAAACAATGAACGAATCTTGTAGAAAAGCTTTTTCTGAGTTTGAAGCAGAAAATGGTGCAGTACAAAGAAAAGGTGGAAGAAAAGCTATTACCAGAACAATTGGTGGTAAGTCTATTGAATTAGAATAATTGTGAAAATACCTATAAAAAATATACCTACTTTTGATGCTAATAAGAACGAATGGTCAACGACATCTTTTAATAACCAAAAAGAGTTTGCAACTTTTCTTTTAGAAAATTGCTTTAAAGAACCAGGAGAATATGCTTTTGATGCATCAACAAAAGGTTGGAATAAGTTAGCACAGATATTTGAAAAAGAAAAAGCCTATACTTATATTCCAGAAGGTTCTGCTGATTATTGGAAATTTTGGGATGAAGAAGAGTTGAAATGCAGATTAGGTATAATTTGGAAACATAATAAGAAAATTTGGTATTTAACAAGAGATTATTATTTTCTTCTAAATTTTTGTCCTATTATAAATAAGGAAAAGCACAATGAAGAAAGTTTTACATCTATAAGAGATGTTCAATATCATATGATGCTTTATGAAAAAATTGGAGAGGCATTTCATTTACACACTCCCATTTTAAAAAAGCGACAAATGCTTTTTAGTTATTGTCACGCAGCAAAAGCATTAAACTTTATATGGTTTGAAAACAAAAAAACTGTTAAGATATTAGCTTCTGATGAAGCATATATAGATGATGTAAATGGTTCTTGGAAAATTATTAATGCATATAAGAATCATATAAATCAACATACAGGTTGGGTTAGAATATTTAGTCCTGAAAGCTATCCAGCTATCCAACAGAAAGAGAAAATTAAAATAAGAGGCAAGTGGGTAACTGAAGGTAATGAGTCTACAATGGTAGCTAAGACCCTTAAAAGAGATGTTACAACAGCTGTGGGTGGACCTGGTTATTGGATATGGCATGAAGAGGGTGGTATTGCTCCTAAGGCAGATTCAACTCTTCAATATTTAGCGCCAGCTCTTGAAAGTGGTAATGAAAAATCAGGTAGTTTTTGTATAGGTGGATCAGTAGGTGATCTTGAAGCTTGTAAACCATTAAAAGAGTTTCTGTTAAAACCAGAAAGATATGAAATGCTTGCAGTACCTACAAAGTGGTATGACGAAACAGGACAAACAAAAATGTGTGGTTTATTTATACCTACACAATATGGTATGCCTCAAGCTTGCGATGAATTTGGAAATTCACAAGTAGACAAAGCATTAGAACTTTTAAAAGTACAAGAAGAAGGTTGGAAGTTACTTCCACCAGATCAATATATTCTTAGAAAATCTCAGAATCCAAAAACAATAAAGGAAGCTTTTGCTTGGAGAAAACAAGCTTATTTTAATGTTCAAAGAATAGAGAGAAGACAAGAAGAACTTAAATTACAAATAGCAAATGGAATTGTTAAACAAGAACAAGGTTTGCTTTATGAAGATAAAGATGGAAATATTAAATTAAAAAGATTAGATGAATTTAATGAATTTAATAGACCACAAGAGATAGAATATCCAGTTAGTGAAAAATTACAAGATAAGAGAGGATGTGTAACAATGTGGGAAAAACCAGATTATACAACTCCTAATTTATATTATGCTGGAGTTGACCCAATAGGTTTACAAGATAATTTCACATCTCCTTCTGTATTTTCAATGCATATTTATAAAAGAGGATATACAGAAATAGATCAAACAACAGGAGATAGAAAAACAATTAGAGGTAAAATAGTAGCAACATACAGAGGTAGATTTAAATCTGTAGAAGATACTAATGAAATGGGATTGCTTCTTTTAAGACTTTATAGAGCTAAAGCAGCATGTGAGAGAAATAAAGATAACTTTATAAACTATTGTAGAAGAAAAGGGTTTTCAACATTGATAGCTAAAAAGCATGAACTACCATTCGATAAAGATATTGATATGGCAGGTACAAAAAATGATGAATACGGTATTTATAAAGGAGCAGATGGAGCACTTGAAAGAACATTAAAGAAAAATGCTTACGATTACTTAGAAATTGAAATAGACACTATACATAAGAATAGGAAAGATTCAGATGAGATAGGAGAAGTAGTTAAAACAGTTAGAGGGTATCAATTGATTAATGATTATTGGATGCTTGAAGAATATAAGTTATATAATGATGAAGATAACTTTGACTCTTTTATATCATCATCTTTAGCTATTTCTTATGGAACAGCTGCTGAATTAACATACGAGAAAAAAGTATTTAAAGAATCAGAAGTTGTAAAACCAAAAGAAGTACCAAAACCAAAAGTAAGAAGTATGCTTCCATCCTACGGACAAAAAGCAGGATGGAATCAAAGAAAAAAACCAGGTCAAAAGAATAACAATAACAGATCACTTTTAAATTATTAACATTGAAAATTAGCGACAAAATTATTCTTACTGGTAGAGACCTTATTAAAGGCGAAGTAACTAAAAAGAATTTAAATCAAAACTCTTTTTTAGAAGCTACACCATGGCAAATGGTAGAACTTGAAGATAAAACACAAAAATGGAAAGAATGGAATGCAGATTATTTTGAGTGGATTGGTTTAAACCAAGTAAGACTTAAAAAAAGAAAGATTATAAAGAATAGAAGATTAGCTGCTGGTATTTTAGATATAGAAGATTATCTTATATCTGATGTAGGCGATATAGCTCAATTACAAAATTGGAGTTTACCAGAAGATACTGAAAATTCTTTACATAAATTTCATCCATTAATTCCTCCATTTTTAAAAGTTCTTGATGGAGAATTCTTAAAAAGAAATCTAAAAGTACATGTATCATGTACAGATAGAAATACAGAAGATGAGAAGTTAGAGTATAAGAAAAATATGGTAGATAAGACTCTTACAAAGCTTATTATCTCTCAGAGAGAGAAAGCTTTACAAGAAGCTGGTTTATCTGAAGTAGATGAAAATGGACAACAAAATAAAGAATATTTTTCTGAATTAGAAGCAGCAAGAGAATTAGCAGAAACACAATCAAAATATAAATCTTATAGGCATATTTTTGAACAATTTGGACAACATGTAATTAACAAAGATTACGACAAGTTCAAAATGGCTGAATTAGAGAGAGAAGCTTTTATGGAGACTCTTTGTAATTCAGGAGAATATTGGCATATTGATTTAGGAGAAGACGGCTATAAACCAAAATTTTTAGATTCAGCAGATGTTTTTAAACACACATCAAAAAATATAAAGTATGTTGCTGATGGTGATTACGTAGGTTGGTTTGAAGAAATGACTACAGGAGATATTATTAATGAGTTTGGCAGAGACTTAACTAAAGAACAATTTGATCTTTTAAAACAAACTTTAGAAAGTTATAATAATACTTTGCAAAATGGTGGTGGAACATCCTTAGTAGCGCATGAGTTAGGATTTCCAGGTGCTTATTATGATACATCTAAACCATATCCAGAAGGAAGAATGAATAGACCAATGGCTGATTATTGGAGAGGAGAAAACTTAGAAGCAATAGCTAATAATTTTCAAAATTTACCATCAAGTTCAGTTGCAGGAATATTTAACAATGGCTCTACAAGTTTTTCATCTCCTAAGATGTTTAGAGTAATGAGACTTTATTGGAAAAGTCAAAATAAAATAGGATGGTTAACTAAGAAAGATAGATCTGGACAAGTTGTATTTCAAAATTGGATAGATGAAAATTTTAAAGTAACTGTTAATCCAATATATGATAACACAGTAACAAATGAAAAATCAAAAGTTAATTTGGTGTATGGTGAACATATTGATTGGGAGTGGGTTAATGAATGGAGAAAAATAGTTAAAATTAATAACAACATAGAAAATGCTTTTTGGAAGAATCAAAATACATATGGTTTTGAACCTATGTATATAGGTGGAGATAGAGTTAAATTTCAGTTTTCAGGTAATATTGATAATCCATATGAAGTTTATCCACCAGTAGAGGGTGTAGAATTTAAAATGAAGCAAGTTAAACCTGTTTCTGCTGTAGATTTACTTTCAGCATCTCAAATAGATTTTAACATAGCTAGAAATAAAATACCAGAAATCATGTTTCATGATATAGGTTTAGTAGCATCTTATGCAAAATCTATGATGAAACATAATTCACCAGGTTCTGAAGGTGTAAGTCCAAGAGAAGATATGCTTAGAACTATGAGAGAAGATAAGATATTTGAGTATGAACCACCTGATAAAGATATGATGATGCAATATGGTAATGTTCCTATTAAACCAGAAGTATTAGATTTATCAAGAATTAAAGAAGGTTTACTTTATTTAGAAGTTGCAGATGGAATAAAAAGACAAGCAGGGCAAATTATAGGTATATCAGATTCAAGACTTGCTCAATCAAAAGCAAGTCAAACAGCCACAGGTGTAGAAAATGATGTTAATTTTTCTGAAACACAAACAGAACCTTATTTCCATCAACATATTGTGGAGTTTATGCCTAGGGTATATACAAGAATGCTCGAAGCAGCACAATACTATTGCACTATAAATGAATCTGCAAGAGTAGCATATCAAACAACTAATCAAGAAAATATATTTCTTGAAGTTGAAAATATGGAAGGTCTTCCTAGAAATTACAATATAAGATGTACTTCTGATATTAGAGAAGCAACTATTAAAGCTAAACTTGAAAAACTGTTTTTAGAAAATAATACTACAGATGCATCATTATTAGAATTAGCTCAAGGTATTACTAAAGATAGTCCTAGTGAAATATTAGAAGAGTTGAGAAAAGCTCAGATAAATAGAGAAAAGAAACAGCAACAAGAGTACGAAAGAGAAATGCAAGAAGCTCAGGCTGAAAGAGATGCAGCTCAAAAAAGACAAGATGAGCTTTTATCTTATCAGAAAGAAAGAGATCAACTTGACAGAGAATCTCAAGAGAGAATAGCTGAAACAAGAGCTTTAGGTGGTATTCAAACCGATGCTGATGCAGATGGAATGTTAGATGCAGCTGAAAATATAAGAAGAGACAGACAGTTGCAAGACAATCAGAATAATTTTGATAAAAAATTATCTTTAGAAGAACAAAAACACAATGATTCTCAACGACTTGCAAGAGAACAAATGCTTAATAAAACTGCTATAGAACAAAAGAAACTTGCAGCAGCTATTGTTAATATGAATAGACAGACAGATAAAGCATTATCTAAGAAAGTAGCTAAGTCACAAGGGGTTACAAAATAGTGTTATATTAGGAAAATAAATCAAATAAATTTGGAAAGTTAAATTAAATAACGTATATTAAATTGTAAAAACATGGAAATAGGAACAATGTCCGCAGAAGAACTTGCACAAAGTTTTTCAAATCAAAATCAAACACAACAACCTTCACAGCAACAACAACAACAATCTCAAACTGCAGTAGTTGAAAATTTTAATCAGCAGGTGATTGAGACAGAGAGTAAAAGTTCAGAGGATTTTGCCAAAGAATTTGAACAAAATAAAGTTGAAACAAATAATTCAGATGGCACTAAAAAAACACCTGAACAAATTGCTGAAGAAATTGCTGTAAAAGCTGAAGTTAATAAAAATATATCTAACAAAACTAAGTTAGACGATAGTTTTAAACAAGGATTAGATAAATTATTTAAAGAGAATAAGCTTAATCCTTACTCAGATGGAACTGAAACAGGTTATGTTGTACCAGAAACATTTGAAGAAGTATTAGACTTAATAGAAGATAATAAGAAATCTTGGATTGAAAGTTCAAAAGCTAAAGATAGAGAAGAGCTTGTAAATGAAGTTCTTGCAACAAAAAGCCCAGCTTGGCAATTTTTGATTCAAAATTCAGAAATGTATAAAGATCCAGCAGATTTAATTCCTTTAATTACTGCTGTTCAAAATCAAGAGTATTCAAATTCTCTTGATCCGTCAGAACCAGAAGATCAAGAAAAAATAATAAGAGCTTCGCTTTCAATACAAGGTTTACCGCCTCAAACTATAGAAGAAGAAATTGTAGATTTAAAAGACAGAAATAAATTAGAAAGTAGAGCTACAGCTTTAAAACCAGTTCTTGATAAATATAATGAAGAAAGAACTTCTGAAATTTTACAAGAAAAACAGAAAGAAGAATTAAAGACACAAGAATTTTGGAATGTACATTATCAAAATTTAGAAAATACAGTTTTTAAATCTAAAGATCTTGATGGTGTAAAATTAAAAAACGAGCATAAGCAATTGATAGCTAGTGCTTTAATACCAGATAAAGATTTAGGAGGTTTGCCTATATATACCTTAATAGATAATTTAATAGCTAAAGGTAATTTTACAGCACTTTCTAAAATAGTTTTACTAAGTGAAGATGAGAAGCTTTTTGATACTTATTTCTTATCAGAAAAAGCAGGTAAAAAAGCAGAAAGTGTTCAAAGAGTTTTAAGACAATCTGGCATTAACTCTAACTCTACAGATTTTGAACAAGATAATGGTAGAGTAAAATCAATCAAAAAATCCTCTTACGGATATTTTGGTTAAACAATACAACAATTTAATAATTATATAATAAATGTGGAATTTAAATCAGGGATCACCAGTTAGTGGTGTTCTACTACACGAATACAAGGCCCCAACATTGACTAATCATGTTGACTTACCTTCTTTACTGCCATTTGCAGCTATAGGTGGACAAACTCATCTTGGAGTAAGAGATGTATATGCTCTTTCTCACAAAGAAGATATACCATTTATGATTGCAAATATCCAAGGTAAAACTATTGAGAATATTAATGGAGATACTTGGTCTTTTGATTTACCTAGTATGCAGGAAAACGAAACTAAGTTAGTTTCTGTAGATGCAGAAGATAAATCTAAATTAGGTTATGGTGGACAACCATTTAAGATTACTGTTACAAACGGTAGACTTGGTGGTTTTGGTTCTCGTATCACTCCTAATCCTATGTTACCTTATGCATTAGAAGTAATTGATGTTCAACGTAAACCAGGAGGTGGTCAAAATGTACAATATACTGTTGTATATCGTGGTAATATGAGAGGTGAAAAAAGCATTCCCGCTAATATTCTTCAGTCAAATAGCTTCTTATATAAATTAAATGGTACTAGAAGTAAAGAGTTTGGTCAAGATTATGACTCATGGGAAATAGGTGGTGGAAGTAAGCGTAAGTTTATTAGCTTCCTATCTAACTTTGAAATTCAAACTCACTATCATATGACTGATCAAGCATGTAATTTTGCTGGTGGTCGTAGAGTAGAAGATAAAGCTTGGGTTATGAATAACCTAAACTCTGTTGTAGAATACATAGGTATTAAATCACCAATGTCTCCTTCAACTAAAACTTACACTGAGTTCTTAAAATCAGGTGGATCTGCATCTCAAGATGTAATTGGATTCAAATTCTTTACAATGCTTTATGATAAGATATCTATGGGTATCCTTGAAAAAGAAATTGTAAATACAATGGTTTGGGAACCAGGTGGAACAACAGGTAGTGATGGTTTTGATAAATCATATATTCATCCGGGTGTTTGGCATCAGTTAGATTATTCTGGCTATAAGCATATTTTCTCTATCCCTACTTTTAGCAAAGAAATTATTCTTTCTGCTATCAGAAGCTTTAGAGCTGGTAAACAAGAGCCAACTACTTATGGTAATGAAGTAAGATATAAAATTAGAACTGGTAGAGCTGGAGTTCAACTTCTTAACAAAGCGTTTAAAGAAGAATTTAATGCTCAGGCTAGTGGAATGCTTTTAGCAGACAAACTTGGACAATACGAAGGTACATATAAAACTGGACTTAAAGTATTTACTCCATGGTATAAAGAGGTAACAATTGCAGGTCAATTTACCTTAGTTATCGAAGAAGATACTTCTTTAGATCCATATAGAGGTGATGATATTCACAATCCGCTTGTAAACGGCTATAGACTTTCTTCATACTCTATGATTATAGAAGATTATGATACATCTGCTTCTAACATCAGAATCCTGAGAAATCAATTCTTAGGTGGTGGTGGAATGAGAATGGAAGTTATTAATGGTACTCGTTCGCATCCGCTTTACGAAATGACCTATAACGGTATTCCTGTTCACCAAGGTTCAAACTTGAAAACTGGTTTCGGAGCGTTCTTCAGAGCGATTCCTGATACAGCTGTAGTTTGGGATCCAACAAGACTTTTAAAGCTTGTTCCTCGTAACCCAATAACAGGTGAGGCAATTCTATAAACCATAAAAGTTTATATTTTGCAGTCAAACAGATAAATAATAGCTTTGCGTATTGTGCTTAACAATACGTTACTTATCAATTTACATGCCTCCACGTGGCGATAAGTGGATTAAAAACTAAATGTAAAAACCAAATCAAAAAAGTCAAAATATGAAATTTTTAATTAAAGCTATTCATTCAGTAGCTCAACATGATGGTGGTAGTCAAATTTTCGGTTCTGGTGAAAGTCCATTTGTAAATGTAACAGAAGATTTAGTTGCAATTCCAATTAGTAAAGATAAAATAAAATTTGTTACAGGATTATCAGAACAAGATATTATTGGAAATAATTCTTTAACAGACGATGAAAAAAAGGTATTTGTAAAAGTATCTGAGTCAGCGAGAGAAAAAGTTATTAATGCTTTTGGTGCTGATAGTGTTGATCCAACAAACGAAACTTTTTGGAGTGGTCATAGAGCAACTCTTAGAATAACAAACAATACATTTTCTGATGTGTATGATGATGAAAATGTTGAAGATTTAATATTTAGAATGCAGATTATAGGTGGAGGTTATGCTTCAATAGCACCAACACTTGAAATTGCAGAAAGAACTGGTAAGAAATTTTATTTGACTGGTGAAGACGAATTCACAGAAAAGAATTACGAAGAAGAATATGGTTCAAAGAGAAAAGCAATAGCTGCTCTTGATACACTACTAGAACAAAAAGGTATAGATGCTCTTCTTTATTTAACATGGAATACAGTAGATACTAATAATGGATTTACTAAAAATACTTCCAAACAAGTTTTTGAAAAAACATTGATGGAATTTATAGAAGGAAAACATGTTAAAACTGGTAAAAAAGATTGTGCAAAGAAATTCTATGATAATTACGTAGAATGGAAGAATAATAAAGATGGTGTTATAGGAAAAGCTATTATAAAAGCTGCTTATCATTTTGGAGAATTGTATATGGATGATGGTAAGTTTAAAACCACAAAAAGAATGACAATGTTAGGGTCAACCTTAGATGAATCGCTTAAAATTCTTATGAAACCAGAACATCAAAACGAATTCATAGATATAAAGAAAGTAGTAGAAGATAAATTAAATAGTTAATAATGACTTCTGGTATAGCAATAGAAAGAATAAAACAAAGGCTTCAGAAGCAAGATACAAATACAAATTCTAATTTTCTTGATGAAGAATTTGAAGATGCATTAAATAAAGGATTAAATGATTGGTTAAGAAGACAACATCACGGATTTAATCAATTTAAAGAAGGAGATGAACAATCAGAACAAAGAGTAGATGATTTACAAATTCTACTCACCTATAAAAAAATGTCTGTAAATAATAAGGAGCTTTATGCAGAAACTGTTAAAATTCCTGAAAATTATAGATATTATAAAAGATTAACTCCAATAGTAACAAAAGATAATTGTGAAAAAGTAAATATAAAGTCTTATTTCGTAGAAGAATCGAATGTAGATGATTATTTAAAAGATTGGACTTTTCAACCTTCTTTCGATTTTGAAGAGACATTTCACACAATGCTTTCCAATAAATTTAGAATATACCATAATAACGATTTTAAAGTAGAAGAGGCTATTCTAACATATTATAGAAATCCAGTTAAAATATCATGTTTAAAAAAAGATTATGATGTTTTATGGGAATGGAAAGATGATGTTGCCGAACAAATAATAGAAGAAGCTACTAAAATTTTAGCAGCTGATACAGAAAATATAAATGCTTTTGAAATAGCAAATAAAAGAGTTGAAGAAAATAATTAATAATTAAATAACAAAAAAGTAAACAAAAATGATAAATCATCGTTTTCCAGTTCCAATGTTTCCTGTTACAGGAAAAGTTCTTAATGGAACAAATGGTCCAGCCTTATTTGGAGATCTTTATGATCTTGCTGGTAGTATATCTGTAGGTCTATATGATGCAGATACAAATGCTATTGCTACAGCTAGTGGTAATGGTAAAGTATTTTACATAGGGTATAGCTCAGAACACACTAAAGACTTTTTAGATAAGTGGATGTTTGGAATGCAATTACCTAAAGGTGGTGCTTCTGGATGGCAATTTAAAGGTGAAGATGTAATCAGATTTGATTACTCAGATCCTGTAAAAGCAAAAGCTGAAAAGTGGGTTTTAGGTTATGATGGTTCTGTAGGTTGTAACGACACTGTGCCAAATTTTGAATGTGGTAAAGTATATGGTGTAAGAATTACAGCAGGTGGTTCACCAGTATTCAGACGTTGGGCGAAAGTTTTAGAGCATGAAATTTTTACAGACCCAATTTGTTGTGGTACAGATAATTGTACTTCAGGTTGTGTTGATGATAGAGTAGATTGCACACAAGTTGTAAAATCTCTTGCAGAAAGAATTAACAGTAATGTTGAGCTTGCTCAAATAGGTATTAAAGCAAGATATCTTACAAATGATTATGCAGCTCCGTCAATGACTGTTAATAAATATACATTAACAATAAATGATGATGGTAGTAACAGAGCTTTAGGTGCAGTTCAACTTCAAGTCGGTACTTTAGGTACTGTAACAAGAGTATCTTACAATAGTGAGACAGTAACTTCAGTATATGAATATTATGGTACATCTGCTGCCGCAGCATTTGTTCCTACAGTTGCTTTTGCAGTGGCTACATGTGATGTGTGTCCTGCAACATTTACAACTGTTCCTTCATTTGATGTTTATAGAGTTTCTCGTCCTCTTGCAGGAACAGAAGATCTTTCTACATCAGGTGCAAGACAAACATATGCTAATACAATAGGTACAGCTTATGAAACTGCTACAGCAGTAGTAATAAATGGTGAAGTAGCAGCAGTTGATGTAACTGCAAATACAATTACAGAAGTTGCACACGGTTTTGAAACTGGTGATAAAGTAACTTATGCTAATGGTGGTGGTACTTCAATTACTGGTATAACAACAGCAACTGATTATTTTGTAATCAAAGTTAACAATAATACAATCCAACTTGCTACAACATATGCTTTAGCAATAGCAGGTACAGCTCGTGATTTAACAGTAGTAGGTGTGGGTGTAGCTCATACTTTAACTCCAGTAATCACAGCAACTTTCTTATCTCAAGCTAATGGTAATGCAGTTGTAGAATTACAAACTCCAAGCGGAGTAGAATTAACAGCTCTTTTAAGCGATTCAGTTACTTTAACTGAAGAAGTTGATACAACTTGTACTCCTACAGCAGCAAGCACAGTTGCTTGGGTTGCAACAGCAGGAGTTGGTTACAGACAAACAAGAGAACTTTGTATCTCATTAAATCGTAATGAGTGTACAGATGGCGATAGATTAGCAGAATTGCAAGCATTTTATGCAAATAATCCTTTATATGTAGCTGATTCTTTAGCTGTAGTAGCTGGAGATGATTGTAGAGATTCTTATACTCTTGATCAATATGCAGATGGATTTTCAACTGATGGTTGTCTTAGCACAGAACCTGGAGTATTCTCCGATTTTGGAGCATATGATGGTCAAGTTTGGGAAGTAGTTCCAGTTGCAGCTGCTGCATTTGACGAAGCTAAAAGATGTGGATTAGAAATTTCTGCAATAATTCCTGAGAAATATTATAGTGATTGTGCTATGGAATTGAAGGATTATTGGGAAGATGAGCCAATTCGTTTAGAAGTAGCTTGGATTCATGATAGTTATACTGGATTCCCAGAAGGATGTACTACAGAGTTTCCTGCTGCAAAGCGTACTCAAGTTGGTGCAGTTGCAAATCAAAGTGGTGAATGGTTACTAAGAGAGTATATTAAAGCAGGTGCTTATGAAAACTTCTCTTGTGATTATGACAATCCACGTATGAGAGAAATATTGGATAGCAACAGAAGACAACAAGTAGATAGAAAAGCTTTCTACAGAATATATTACCTACAGGCTAATGTTTTCCGTAAAGCTCATAATTTTGGACAACACCCTGAAACTTTTGAAGCAATGATTGCTTTTAAAGAAGGAGATCCAAAAGCAGCTGAATTTGAATTAGCATTTGGATCAGTCTTATCTAAGTTTGATATTTCTTTGAAGAAAAGATAATTTAATCAAATATAAAATTAAAAGCCAGTAGAGCAGAATTGTCTCTGCTGGCTTTTTTCGTTAAAATTATGCATCAATTAGATATAACATATCATAACACATATAATTGTAAATCTCTGAGAATAGAAGATAATTCAATATATGATGATACTTTAAGCGTAACAAATCCTATTTTAGAAATAAAACCTCCAGGTTTAACTTCTTATATTCCTTTTTATTTTGCTAATAAAAAATGGAAAGCAAGAACTTTTAATTGCGCAACGTTAAAACTATGTTGTACAAAACAACCTTGTAAATTTACAGAATTACCCGATGGTATATACGATTTAAAATATTCTATTAATCCTAATTTAGATACTATCATAGAGTTTTCTCACATGAGAGTTTGTAAATTAATGTCTAACTACACTAAAATAATTGGACTTTATTTTTCAACAAAACACAATCGCTCTATAAAAGATAATGATAATATTGAAAAAGAATTAATATCTATAAGAGATATCATAGATGGAGCTGTATATGCAGTAGAAGAATTGCTTGATAATGGATTAGGAATAGAAATGTATGAAGAAGCTACAAAAAGAATAAGACTAATTAATAATGGAAACTTTACAAACTGTTGTAAATAAATTAAAAATAGATTTCACTGAAAAAATAGAAAATGATATTATAGTAGATAACTATGGTATTAAATCTTGTGTTTCGGACGGATTTAAAAGTTTTAATTTTAAAAAATTAGAGATAATATTTTTATCTAACTTATGCTATTTGAATTTAAAACAAAATCAAATAAATAAAATACTAGTTGGTAATTATAAAAATCTTCTAAAGAAAAAAGTAGATTCTATAGAATTC